TTACTCAATGCGCTAGATTCATTTGAAATCCTTACATATTTTGCCCTTTCAGGCACTTTGTCGTATGTTTGAGATATCATTGTGCCGAGAGGCATTTTGTCGGCATCGTAATAACAAGAGTATGATGTTGAGCCGTTAATCATACTCAAATAATCAAACCCCTGAACATCCACATAGTTTGTGATACTCCAGCCACGGTACGGGATGTCCTTACCGCTAACGCCCGTGTAAATATCCGGGATTAGCTCATAAATTAATACAACCTCCTGCTTATTAACTTTAAAAATATCATTAGGATTTATATCTTTTATTGTCTTAATTTGCGCGATGTCATCAGCCAGTTTTGCAATATTGCCATCGGACTGAACACCCTTGATTTGCAATACTTGGATAATTGCCGGCATAAACGGCTTTGATTTATCCACTTCGATGCTTCTTGTTTCGTTCGTAAAAGGCTGGATTTTTGCTTTGTGTGTTGTTTGCGGACGCAACCTTACTTTGATTTTCATCCAGTGCCGCCAGTTGTCTCTGTTATATTATGCTCAAGCTCAACAATCCCCCCAAACGGGTATTTGATTTTGCCGTCCGGTGTAGTGACTTGTAAATCATAGTCGGCCGTACGCCACGTTGCAGCGCGTGTTTTGTCGTGCGAAAGTTTAATCGTGAGTACATTGCCGATGATGCTAATATCGCCCGTTTTACTTGAGAGTTTGATGATGTCATGCTTGTTTGCTTTTATGTGCAAATCAAAGCGACAACTACTCCAGTTTACCGGCTCTTCTGTTGTCGTTCCGGTTGCATTTTTGAACACCTCGACGACCTCAATTTGATATTCGCAATCAGCATTGCGTTGAGCTTTTAAATTTAAGATCTCTTTGCTCATAACGCCTCATTTTTTATACATTGCAGAGAGTTGATTTGGGCTAAATCTCCAGCCCTGATCGCCACCTTTAATTGCATTGAAACACCATTCGCTACAAAAATATTTTGAGCGTTTTTGTTTGATACCTAATACAATGCCAATTGCCCCCCACCAATCGTATTTACTCCCTTTTGTAGCATTGAAATAAAACTTAACTTCGGCTTCGCTCACACCCTCTAACAAGACTAAATCCCACTTATCTCTTTCGGCGAGATCAATCTCTTTACAACGCACTCCGCCATCACGGATGGAAGAAGAATAACAGTCATAATGAAGCTCATGCTCATAGTGATGACCTGATGTGTACTCAATACGTTCAACAGCAATCTCGCAGTGAGAGTAAGGCCCTTTTGTTAGTTTTCGGGTAATCCAATCCGAAAAACGTGCTAAAAGTGCGGTAGGGTTTATGCCTGTTTTTTTGCCCTTGTAAAGGGCTAAATACACATTATCAGCCATTTTTATAAGCCTCCATTAGTTCGTCCATTTGTTTGATGATGTCATCGCTAATCGCTTGTAATTGTTCAAGCGTTAAGTTAGGGTGTTTTAACTCGTATTTACGCATACGCAATGCCGCCAGGTGGTCTTGTAGCTTTTGTAATCCTGCTGCCTGTTGCAATATAATTTCTGTCGCGGTTTTGTTGTCCACGCCTGCCGGTGTGGCAAAACTGGTGATATAAATGCTCGGCTCACCTTTGTAACCGCTCGCTTTAAACACTTCTGCCGCTTCTTTGCGGGCTTTATATTCCGCTTCAAAACGTGTCCATACGCTGTAAATCGTTTCGGCTTTTTTATCGATTTCATCGATTAATTGTGCGCGCTTTTCTGCTAAAAGGGCGGTTAGTTTTTCGGGTGGAATTTCCCATGCTTTGCCGTCCCATTCATGCGCCGCCGATGGGCGGAACGAGCGGGCGTGAAACGTGCCGTCTTTAAATGTGATGTCGTCTGAATTGAGCGTTAAATAATGCGCATATTGCGTGTCTGTCAACTCAATAAGCGTTGACTTGTCGATGTTATAAAGCGCGATAAAATCGCTATCAATCAGTTCAAAATGCCCGTCTTTATCAATGATGTTTAGCAAATACATATTTAATAGCCCTCTACTTTAATGATTAAATCTACGGGTTCATCTTGACCGCCCGTCCAACGCACTGCTCGAATTGTGACTTTATCTTTGATTTGCTCTTGTATATCTTCAGCCCAACCTAAAATCCATTCCGTTGCTTCGCTTGCATATTGGGTGCCAGATTTTGTCTTGTTTAAAAACACAGTGACGTAATCCACTTTATTCGGCATAGATGACCATAATTGCACAGGGATGTGTAACGCGTTGTCGTTTGTTTCTGCGCCAAACCATGTCGGCGAAAAATTACGAAAGGCAATAATTTGTTCAATTTTTCCGTTTGGGTAAACTGTCATAGTCCCTTCGGTTTGAATATTAATTGTTTCTTCTCCGTCTTCATAAACGTAACTTGGCCCTTTTCTTACTCGGATTTTTATTTTCTTTTTATGTTGTTTTGTTTGTTGATACGTTTTGCGCACGACATTTTTAATCAACTCCGTCACGCTACTATTAAAATCAACAATATCAGATACTGTGTGCGTATGATTGCGGTCAGCTTTATCTTGCAAACCTTGCGATAACCGTCCCGCATCTAACGCGCCGATATTGACAACTTCGCCGTGAGATTTAATCCAAAATTGCACGTCGTCAAAACTATTTACCGCTTTAATACACAGTTTGAGTACGAGAGATTTCGGACGGGTTTCATCGCCGCCGTTATAAGTTAATTCGTTGTAATTTTGGTCATTCAGATTCCCTCGTTCGCCATAATGAAAAATCCCCATGTTATTTCCCGGATAAGAACTATCCGGCACTTGAATTTTATGGGTTTTAATTGTGTCTTCTTGCGTTTGCCCAACTTGTAAACCCGCCCCTGCATTACGAATAAATCTATCCGCGGCTTTTGGCACTGCAGAAATGGAGCCGTATTTAGCAACTAAATGACGGTATAGCTCGGGATAGCGTTGCTGTGTAACTTGCGCCGCAATGTCATCAAACGCAATCCATCCCGCGGGGATTGCGTCGGTTGCAAAATATGCTGTCATGCCGACATCACTACGCGTTAGATCAGGCAAAGTGTTGGAGTTACCGAGCACTTTGTACAAATCAGGAAACGCGGACGCATTAAACGTTGAGCCGTTGGCTCTTAAAAAGCCATTCGGCTTTGTTACCGCAGTCGGAAAAGCCACAATTGAGCCAACCGGCAAGCCTTTTTTTGCTGCCTCCCCAACGGCAAATTCACTGGCGAATTTGTCTTTAGCTGTGCCATCTGTTTTGTGGGATACCGGTAAAATACCAGGCTCGGTTTCTGTTGCCGATTTTGCTGTCCATTTTTGGCTTACTGCTATTTGTACGTTGGCAATAATTTGCGCTAGTTTTTTAGCTCCCTTGGCCGTAAACACTAAGCCTTCACTATCTAACCCGGTATCGCTAGTCGCTTGCCAGATGCCCTTTTGGGTGGTTGATCCTACCGGTAATTTATGACTATGACCGGATTCATCAGCTGTGCTTGTGCTATCTGCAGTTAAATCTTTCGGTGCGGATTTTTTGCCGAGTAACTCCAAAAACTTTTTGAGCCACAGGGTTCGATTGGCGAGCTGTTTGGCTGGTTTGTTCGTAATGCCATTTTCACCGCCCAATACAGGATCGTTTTCTTCAATTTGATAAACTCCGTCTTCCCACTTTTCTTGTTCTTTCAGGTTAGCCATAAAACATCCTTTAAATGAGGTTTAAATCTAGTTTGAACCGTGGTTATAACTGCCGTTATAACGGGCTTTGTTGTTGTAACGCACTGGCACGGCTTTATAATCCAGCACGGCTAATGTGCAACGTGCCGGGGCAAAGGTGCGTAAGATTTTGCGTAGCTGTTGCGCTTGTTCATTGGTAATCGGTTGATTCAGACGAATGGCGTAATAAGCCCATTTGTCACTCAGCGGTATGGTTTGCACAAATTTGTGTTCATAGGTCCGCGCTTTTAAGCCTTCGTCAATATCGATTTCGCCGAAGCCTAAGCGGCGAAATACTTCACGAATTGACCAAGGTGTGCCTTTGTAGCGGTGCAATTCGATGGCGACTTTGATTAAACTGCGTTTGGAATGGTCGTTTTCTGCTAAAAATGAGCCGTCGTAACCCGTCACACTCCATTTTTCGGCAAGAAGCTGGATAAATCCATCATCAAGCAGTTCGACTAAAGTCGTCATCACTTTGCTTTTATCCAACGCATTCATGCGCCCGCTTAAATCCGCCAAGGTTTTGTATTTGGTTTCACGCTCAATCACATCCGCATAAGTCAAATTAGCCATTGCTACGCTCCGGTGCGACATTGATATTGATTGCGGTGCAGTTTGCCCATTCGGTTTCACCTACGATGATTTTTGCCGGGGCAATCAGATTCACGTCATACACGCCCTCAACACGCAATGCGCTGATAATGGCAGACGGCACAACATCAATACCGAGCTTCTTGGTTTTATCGGATAAATACAGTTGAAGCGCATCACGGGCTTTGGTTTTCACAATGTCTTCGCGGTAGCCGTCGAGTAGCGTTAATGTGGCGTTGATTTGGTAGTCGCGTTTGGTCGGTGCAATCACTTCCACGGTGTCGCACAATGGGCGACGACGTTCCGGGCTAACATATTGTTTTACGTCATTTAACAAGCGACTGTCGGGCAAGCCTGTTTTTGTGAGCACGGTAATGCGCACTAAACCGCCACGTGGATTGGATACATTCACATCGGCGATGTCTTGCGATACAGCGCGGGTGTGGTAATCGTAAGCCGCAATGGAACCACAACTTGTGAAAGCTTCCGGTGCGGCAAGAATCCGCTTGCGGTAGTCGTCATCTTCTTCGCGCGCTAAACCGCCACTTGGCACATCAATGTTAGCGATAGTGATTTCACCTGAAAAATTGACCGCACTTTTGAGTGTTTTTACACGCCCAAGCTCCCAACCGTTGCCGACTTTACCGGCTTTATTACAGGCGGCTTCGATTTCAACATAAGAAATCAGCGGGGTGATCACATCATCGTTGAGCGTGATGAATTCAATATCATCGGTGACGGCAACGCGCGTACCCTTCGGGATTAAAACAGACGGGTGATCGCCTGTGATACTAAAACGTAAAATCGTGCGAGCAGGTTTATCTAATAAGCGATAACAACCAAAAGTTTCCCCACATAAATCCAACGCCAAGCCTGTGGCATATTGCGGAAAGGTTTGGCGAAAGGCTTCGTTAATACCTTGGCGCGCTAGGCTCTCACGCAGTGCATACACGTTGATAAGTAAACGTTCA